AAGAGATAGTGCTGCGAGAAGAAAGAGAGCAGCAGATCCCAATCAACCACAAAAATCTGGTGCAGCTGCACCCACAATGGTATCAACCGATCCAAAAAGAAAAATGAAAGAAGAATTTACAACATTACCTTTGAGACTAGAGATTCCAAAAAGTGCTTTAGATTTCAAGCAAGGACTAATGTTCCGTGAAAGTTTAGATACAGACAGTGGAATGCTTTTTGTATTTGATAATATTGCAAAACAGTCTTTTCATATGACTGAGACAAGAATACCTCTTGATATCGCGTTTATTAGAGAAGATGGGGTTATTGAAAGTATTAAAGAGTTAGAACCAAATAATCCACTTCCTGTCTATTCAGAGGGAGATATTGAACTAGCAATCGAAGTAAATCGTGGTTGGTTTGCAGAGAATAATGTAGAAGTTGGTGATCAATTAGATGTTGAGTATATAATACCTAATCAGAGAGAGAAGTATCGCTCAGAAACAAATACAATTTATGATATTATTAGTGAAGTAAAGGATAAGAAAGGTAAGGGTAGTGGAACAAAGGATGCTTGTTATCATAAGGTCAAGTCAAGATATTCTGTATGGCCAAGTGCATATGCATCAGGTGCTTTAGTAAAGTGTCGTAAAGTGGGTGCTGCAAACTGGGGTAATAAATCAGAGGCATATGAAGTAACTAATGCTGACAAGAAAGGTAATACACCAGCATATCAAGGTTATAAAGCGGGTAAAAAAAATGTAAAAACAGGTGAACCACTTTACAAGGCAGCACCTCATATGAAAGAGGAAACTGCAATAGAGAGTGAATTATTAGTTCAAGATTGGAAAAAAGATGACATTAAGTTTACTGAAGTTGAAGCAGTAGACATTATCAAACCAGAACCACTCAATCCATCTGATTGGAGATCTGATTTGGGAGAAATGAAAAGAGATGAGTATGGTGATCCAGTAGGAGGGCCAAAGATCTCTAAGAAACAGAAAGCAAAGAATCTTGCATCAAATACTCCTGATGAACAGCATACTACAGCAACTTCTGAAGGTATGGCATATGGTATTACAAGGGGATCAGGTAAACCATCCGGTCAAATGGCAGCATTTGGTAAACAAGAAAAGAAACCAAATCCATATGGTAAGAGAGCAAAGTTAAAGATGATCATCAAAAGCATTGCTGAAAGAGAAAGATCAAAAGCAGGTGTCACAAAGGAAGAAGTTGTAGGTGAAGCAAAGGTAGATAAAGTAAAATCACCAATTTATTCTTTACCAAGAACACAAGCAAGAAATGAAAGAAGATTTGGTAAAAAAGGTAGTTTAGAACCTCAAGGATACTTTGGTCAGAAACCATCACAGGCAGCAGAACTCAGCAAGAAAAGAACCGATGAGCATAAGGCTAAAAGAGGTGTCAAGACAAAGGGAATGAGTGAAGAGACACTCGATGAGAAGTGTTGGAAGGGTTATGAAAAGAAAGGTATGAAAACCATGTTTGGTAAAAGGTATCCAAACTGTGTGAAGAAAAAGGTCGGTGAATCTATGGTAAACTGGAGAGACGAAATAGGTTATGAGGGTAAGGACGAAGTAAAAAAGTTATCTGAAGACGATATGAAGGGTATGAGTGTCAAGTCTGGACACAAGAGACCTACTAAAAGCGGTGCCGGAATGACAAAGAAAGGTGTCGAAGCATATCGTCGTAGAAATCCCGGATCTAAACTTCAAACTGCAGTAACTACAAAACCTTCTAAATTAAAGAAAGGATCAAAGGCCGCAAACAGAAGAAAGAGTTATTGTGCAAGAAGTGCGGGACAAATGAAAAAGTTTCCGAAAGCAGCAAAAGATCCAAATAGTCGATTGAGACAAGCACGAAGACGCTGGAATTGCTAATTGAATTATGTCTGATAATGTTTACCTTGGAAATCCGAATCTAAAAAAAGCAAATACACAAATACAATTTTCTCAAGAAAATATACTTGAGTTTGTAAAGTGTAAGGAAGATCCTGTTTATTTTGCAAGAAAATATATACAAATAGTATCACTTGATAAAGGTCTTGTACCTTTTAGGTTGTATGACTTCCAAGAAAAACTCGTTAGAAACTTCCACGAAAGTCGTTTTAACATCTGTAAGATGCCTCGGCAGACGGGTAAATCCACTACAGTTGTTTCTTATTTGCTTCATTACGCAGTTTTTAATGATAATGTTAATATTGCTATACTCGCGAACAAGGCCTCTACTGCCAGAGATTTACTAGGTAGATTGCAATTGGCATATGAAAACTTGCCAAAATGGATGCAACAGGGTATAATCGCTTGGAACAAAGGTTCTCTTGAACTTGAAAATGGATCCAAAATTTCAGCTAACTCTACTTCTTCATCTGCTGTCAGAGGTGGATCCTATAATGTCATCTTTCTCGACGAGTTCGCTTTTATCCCGAATCACATTGCTGACGACTTCTTTGCCTCTGTTTATCCTACTATATCTTCTGGACAAAGCACAAAAGTCATCATAGTTTCTACACCACGAGGTATGAATCATTTCTACCGTATGTGGCATGATGCAGAAAGAGGAAAGAATGAATATGTACCAACCGAAGTTCACTGGTCTGAAGTTCCGGGAAGAGATGAAGCATGGAAAGAACAAACAATAGCAAACACATCAGAGCAACAATTCAAAGTTGAGTTTGAATGTGAGTTTTTAGGATCTGTCAATACTCTTATTAATCCAGCAAAGTTAAAGAATCTCGTATATGAAAATCCAATAAATCGTAATGCAGGTTTAGACATACATGAGAATCCTATCAAAAATCATCAATATTTAATTACAGTTGATGTAGCTCGTGGATTAGGAAATGATTATTCTGCATTTATAGTTTTTGATATAACAAGTTTTCCATATAATATAGTTGCAAAATATAAAAATAATGAAATAAAACCTATGCTGTTCCCTAGCATCATTCATGATGTTGCAAAGGGATATAATAATTCTTTTATATTAGTAGAGGTAAATGATATTGGAGATCAGGTAGCAAGTATCATTCACTATGATCTTGAGTATGATAATCTACTCATGGCATCGATGAGAGGTCGTGCAGGTCAGGTAGTTGGCACAGGTTTTTCAGGTAAAAAAACACAATTAGGTGTAAGAACCACTGCTGCTGTGAAAAAATTAGGTTGTTCAAATTTAAAAACCTTACTTGAGGATGATAAGATACTTGTAAAGGATTATGAAATTATATCAGAATTGACTACTTTCTCTCAAAAACATAATTCATTTGAGGCTGAGGAGGGATGTAATGATGATTTAGCAATGTGCTTAGTAATCTTTGCATGGTTAGTGGCACAAGATTATTTTAAGGAGATGACTGATAATGATATTAGAAAAAGACTTTATGAAGAGCAAAGAAATCAAATAGAACAAGATATGGCTCCATTTGGGTTCATCCAAGATGGTTTAGATGAAAGCAGTTTTGTTGATTCATCTGGTGACTTGTGGAAAGTTGATGAATACGGAGATCGATCTTATATGTGGGATTATTATTAATGGATAATCCTTTTAAAAATAGAAAATTGAAAAAAATACTTACTAAATTATTTCCGGGTAAAAAAATTACGATAACTAATAATAAAGACGGATCACAAACAATTAGTATATTGTAATGGATTTAGATGATCAGGTAGAATTAGAACATCTTCTATTTACAGAGAGAAAATGTCGCGTCTGTGGAGTTGTAAAAACTCTCATGGACGATTTTTATCTGACAAGAAAGAATCGAAGCACTTTATCATCTTATTCATATGAGTGTAAAGATTGTACAAAAATAAGAGTAAAAAAATCAAAAAAGAAGATAAGTAACAAATGGGAATACCCAGATTGGTAGTTCATGCAGAGTTTCCCCACTAAAAACATAGGTTTTAATAAATAATTTCAGATTAATTCTGGACTATACGGAGAAAAAAAGATGCCTCTAAATTTAGCATCTCCCGGACTCGTTGTAAGAGAAGTTGACTTAACTATTGGAAGAGTTGACACTGCTACCACTAAGGCAGCAGGTATTGTCGCACCTTTCCAAAAAGGGCCAGTCAATGAACCTACTACAATTGAAAACGAACAAGACTTAATTGATACATTTGGTGAACCACTTGACATAGACAAGCACTATGAATATTGGTTGACTGCATCATCATATCTTTCATATGGTGGTATCTTAAGTGTTGTAAGATCGGATGATAGCGACCTAGCGAATGCAACTGACGATGGATCGCCTGAGATAAAAATATTAAGTACACAAGATTATAATAACAAAGGTTATGATCTGAATGCTTTATCAAACACAATCGTTGCAGCAAGAAACCCCGGATCTTGGGCAAACGATATTAAAGTTTGCATAATTGACGGAAAAGCAGATCAAATAGTAACTGCAGGTATTACTACATTAACAGTTGGTGTTGGTGTAACTCAAGCAGTTCCTGCAAACACAATTTTACCCGGTGCTGGTACAACTTCTGTACTCGATGGTTACTTTAAGGGGATCATTACTGAAGTAAACAGTGCAGCAATTGGTATTAAGTTTGTATCTCATGTATCTAACGCAGGTATTGAGACCACTAAGGACTATCAACCCGGTGGAGTTTACAAATTCGGTGCTGGTGTGATCAGTTATGGAATGTCAAGTAATTCAGGTGGTGGTAGTACAACAACTTCAGCAACACCTTTAGACTGGTTTGATCAGCAGAAGATTACTTTAAGTAACTCTACTATCAACTGGAACACAATTGCAGAAAGACCCGGAACATCA